CCTCTTTTCTAACTCTATCCCACAATCCGATATAAAAATTACACCATGGCAACTACAAAAACTCCACGCAAAAAACGCACCGACAGCGCGGCCGCCATGTTGGAAGCCGCAAAAAACGCCACGCTACCGGACCTTATGCCGCCACCCCATGTGCGAATTTCTGCGGACGCCATGCCGTACTACCGGGATATTCTGCGCGCTCGGGCGCGGGCCGAGTGGAACGACTTCCAGCTGACCGTCGCCGCGCAGTTGGCCGAGTGTATGGCGAAGCAGGTCGAGATTGAGGCCATCTTGCTGCTCGACGGCCTGACGATCGACGGGGTGCACGGGCCGAAGCCCCACCCGCTGGTGGCGATCCTCGAACGCATGGCGTCCCGCCAGCAGTCCCTCGCGCGCTCGCTGCAGATGGTCGGCCGGGTGGCGCTTGGCGACCCGCGCGCCAACACCAAGCAGCGCGAGCTGGAGAACAAAGCGCGCCAGGTGCACGCGGAGGCGTCGGCAGAGGAAGACGACCTGCTGGCATGAGCGCCCCTGTCAAAAAACCACTGACGCGCGGCGAGAAGGTGTGCGCGTTTATGGAAAAATATCTGGTTGTGCCGGAGGGGGATCTGATGGGCCAACCGCTCAAACTGATGCCGTTCCAGCGCGCCTGGCTGCTCGCCGTATTCGACAATCCGCACGGCACCCACACCGGGGTGTTGTGCATCGGCCGCAAGAACGGGAAGACCGCCTTGATCGCCGGGGTGCTACTGGCCTTCATCGCCGGCCCCGAGGCGGTGCAGAACAGCCAGATTGTCAGCGGTGCGATGTCGCTGGAGCAGGCCGCGCTCGTCTTCGATCTTGCTTGCCAAATGATAAACCTGTCGCCGGAACTGGGTGAGCGGATAAAGATTTTTCCATCAGGCAAAAAGCTCTTGGGCATCCGGAAGAACGTCCGCTATAAGGCGCTGTCGGCTGAGGCAAAAACGAAGCACGGCCTCAGCCCCTTGGTGATTGTGCTCGACGAACTCGGACAGGTGCGCGGTCCGTCCGATCCGTTTGTGTCCACCCTCCAGACGGCGCAGGGCGCGTACGAAAACGCCATGCAACTGATCATCAGCACACAGGCCCCGACCGATGTGGACATGCTCTCGCAGATGATCGACGCGCAGCGGGAGAACCCGGATCCGCATATCGTCTGCCACGTCTACGAGGCGCCGGCGGACGCCGCCCTGGACGACGAGGACGGGTGGCGAGCGGCCAATCCCGCCCTTGGGGTGTTCCGATCGCTCACCGACATGCGCAAGCTGTGCGCCAAGGCCAAGGCCACGCCCAGCTTCGAGCCAGAGTTCCGCAACCTCAACCTGAACACCAGGACCGAGGCCAACGCCCCGTTCGTGAGCCGCTCGATATGGGAGGCAAACGGCGCCGAGCCTACTCGCCGGCCTCGGCCTCGTGTTTTCGGGGGCCTGGACCTGGCCAGCGTGCACGATTTGACCGCCCTGGTGCTGGTCGACGCGGACGATGGGAGCGTTTATCCATGGTTTTGGCTACCAGAACATGGGCTAAAAGAGAAGTCCGAGAAGGATAAAGTGCCCTATGACCTGTGGGAAAAGCAAGGATTTTTGCTGACAACCCCCGGAAAAGCGGTACAATACCGCCACGTTGCCCTCGTTTTGCGCAAGATTTTCATCGATTTTGACGTACAATTGATCGCATTCGACCGGTATCACATGCAACAATTGAAGCCGTGGCTCGACCAAGCCGACATGCCGATGGCGCAGCAAGATGCGTTTGTCGAGATGGGACAGGGAACTGCTTCGATGACACCGGCCCTGCGCGAATTGGAAGTGCGGCTGCTCGAAGGGCAGCTGCGCCACGGTAACCACCCCGTCTTGGCCTCTTGCGCGGCGAACGCCAAAATTACAGGTGACAGTGGCGCCCGCAAGTTCGACAAGCGCACCGCGCGCGGCCGCATCGATGGTATGGTGGCCTTGGCCATGGCAATCGGCGTGATGCCGCAGAAAGTGGAAGATGGAAAACGCACCTGGGATGATTATCTTGCGGACATGGCGGTGACATGAGCGACAAAGGCAAGCCGAAGGGCTTCTCGCTCAAGGCGATTTACTTCTCGATCCGCGACGCGCTCGCCTATCGACAGATCGACCGTGACCCCGGCAACCGCGATGTGGTCAACGGCAGCTACAACATCGGCGACAACACCCCGCGCATCGACCGCGCACTGCAGTTGTCCACCGTTTGGGCCTGCGTCAAGCTCAAATCGAACGCCATCTCCACCCTGCCCCTGTTCATCTACGAGCGCACCGAAGTCAACGGGCGCGAGTCCCGCCGCGTGGCGCGTGAGCACCCCCTGTATCGCCTCCTGCACGACTCGCCCAACGCTGACATGACGGCGCGCGACTTCTGGAATTCTATCCAGGTGCGGCTCGACACCTGGGGCAATGCCTACGTCCTCAAGACCTTCAGCGGCGCGCGCATCATCTCGCTCGACCCGCTAGACCCCGGCCTGATGACGGTGCGCCGCACGAACGGCACGGTGCAGTTCATCTACGCCGATCCGAGCGGCCGGAAAGAGTACACCGAGCGCGACATCTGGCACATCAAGGGCTTCACCGAGGACGGCTTGACTGGCCTGTCGCCGATTGGCGTCGGCGCCCGCTCCATGGCGCGCGCACAGAGCGCCGAGGCGGCGTCGTCCACCCTGTTCAACGGCAACATGCGCCCCTCTGGCGTGGTCACCGTCAACGAAATTCTGACCAAGGACCAGCGCGCGCAGATCCAAACCGCCATGATCGACGGAGTTTTCGGCGACGCCACGCTCGGACGCCAGTACCTGATGGAAGGCGGCGCCCAGTACAAGCAGCTGACCATCAACCCGGTCGACGCCCAGCTGATCGAGCAGGTCAACGCCAGCGTCGAGGATCTGTGCCGCTGGTACGGCGTGCCGCCGGCGATGATCGGCCACGGCACGGCGGTGTCGAACTGGGGCACCGGCCGCGAGCAGCAGAATCTCGGCTTCCTCCAGTACGTCATCGACCCGGACCTGGTGGGCATCGAGCAGAGCATCGCCAAGAACCTGCTCACGCCGGCCGAGCGCCTGCGCTACTTCGCCGAATTCAGCCGCGAGGGCTTCTTCCGCATGGACAGCAGTGGTCGGTCGGCGTACTACGACAAGATGATCAAGGCCGCCGTGTACACCCCGAACTTCTGCCGGTCGCTGGAAAACCTGGAACCGCTGCCCGGCGGCGACAACCTGTTCATGCAAAGCAACATGATCCCGCTGGGTATGGTCGGAAAAATCACAAGCACTGCGCAAAGTAATGATACAATCGCGCAAGATACCGAGGATAAACCCGCATGAACTACTTGACCAAATCGATTGACCTGGACCTGAAAAGCTTGACCGACACCGGCCGCTTCTCCGGCTATGGCTCGGTTTTCGGCAATGTGGACAAGGGCGGCGACGTCGTCGAGTTCGGCGCCTTCGGCAAAAGCCTGGAACTGTGGGGCAAGTCGGGGCGCGCGGTGCCGACGCTGTGGCAGCACAAGACCGACGAACCGATCGGTGCCTGGTCGAACCTGACCGAGGATAAGCACGGCCTACTGGGCGACTCCGATCTGTGGATCGACGACGCGCCGTATGCGCGCATCGCCCATAAGGGCATGAAGACCAAGACCATCACCGGGCTGTCGATCGGCTACCGCATCAAGCGCGACAGCTACGACAAGAAGACCGGTGTTACCACCCTCCACGAGCTGGACCTGGTGGAGATCAGCGTGGTCACCAACCCGATGAACGACGCCGCGCGCATGACCGACGTCAAGAGCATGATCGAGGCGGGCACGTTGCCGACCTTGCGCGAATTTGAGGACTTCCTGCGGGATGCAGGCGGGTTCTCCAAATCACAGGCCGCAGCCATCGCTACATGCGGCCTGTCGAAGTTGCTCCGGGGTGAGCCCGGCGACACCAAGAGCGATGATGCACAAACCGCGCTGGCCTTCCTGCGCGAATTTAAACTCACCCCGAACTAAGGAATTATCATGCCCAACGATATGAGCGAACTGATCACCGAAATGAAACGCATCAAGGAGGACGTGCACACGTCGTCCGACAAGGTGCGCGAGAAGGCCGAGGAAGCCATCGCCCTGGCCAAAGAAGGCAAGGCCCTGAGCGACAAACAGAAGTCGGTCACCGACGAACTGATGCTCAAGCAAGGCGAGGCCCTGGCCCGACTGGACGACTTCGAGCAGAAGCTGGTGCGTCGCGGTAACGACGAAAAATCCATGATCCTGACCCCCGGCGCGCAATTCACCGACGGCGCAGCGTTCAAGTCCTTCATCGAGAAGGGCGAGCGCCTGCAGCGCGGCCAATCGATTCGCGGCCAGGTGAAAGCGATCACCAGCTTGACCGCCTCGGGTGGTCTGCTGGTCTCGCCTGACCGCCAGCAAGGCGTGATCGCCATCCCGCAGCGTCCCGCCACTGTGCGCGACCTGTTGGCACCCGGCCGCACCAACAGCAACCTGGTCCAGTATTTCCGCGAACTGGTCTTCACCAACAGCGCCGCGCCAACGGCTGAAGGCACCCGCAAGCCAGAATCGAATCTGACCTTCGAAGCGAAGCAGGCGATCGTCATCAAGCTGGCCCACTTCATCAAGGCCACCACCGAGATCCTGGACGACGTGCCGGCGATGCAATCGATGATCGAAGAGCGCCTGCTGTATGGCCTGCGCTTCGTCGAGGACGTCCAGCTGCTGATGGGTTCGGGCGTGGGCAACAACCTGGCCGGTATCTACACCACCGCCACCGCGTACGTCGCACCGTTCGTCGTCGCTGGCGAGACCAACATCGACCGTCTGCGCCTGGCCTTCCTGCAGGGTGAACTGGCGCTGCTGCCGGCGGATGCCGCCGTCCTGAACCCTACCGACTGGGCCAAGATCGAGCTGATCAAGGACACCCAGGGCCGCTACATCATCGGCAATCCGCAGGGCAATCTGGCGCCAACGCTGTGGGGTCGTCGTATCGTCACCACACTGGCCATGACCGCCGGTAACTTCCTGGCCGGTAACTTCCGCCAGTCGGCGCAGATCTTCGACCGCGAGACGGCCGACATCGTGGTCTCGACGGAAAATGAAGCAGATTTTGTTGAAAATAAGATCACTATTTTGGCAGAAGAACGCCTGGCCCTGGCCGATTACCGGCCAGAGGCGCGCATCAAGGGTGCCTTCCTGTAAGAAAGCAAAAACCCCAGCTAGCGGAAACTAGCTGGGGTTTTCTAATCACCACTGAATCTGAGGTTCGGCAATGACTGAGACGAATATTAGCACGTGCTGTTTAGAATGTGGTGTAGAGAAGACGCCAGAAAATAGCACAAAGAATAAGAATAGACCGGACGGTCGGAATGCGTACTGCAAAGCCTGTGCGAAAAAGAAACAAGCAGCATCGTATATAAAACACATTGACAGCCGCAAGGTTCGTGCCCAAGAGGCGTACGAGAACAAGAAAGACGAGTATAAAGAACGCGCGTCTAGATGGGCCGCTGCCAATAAAGAAAAGCGGCGCGGTATAACGAAGGATTATGTGGTCCGCAATAAAGAGGCACGTGCGGCAACACAGAAGCGGGAACGTGAAAAGAACCCCGGATACTATCGAGCGCATTTTAAAATGCGCCAAAGCCGCAAACGCCGAGCGCTGTCGAGCTGGGCGAATTTGGAAGCGATAGAAGCGCTGTACGTAGAGTGCTCTCGTATTTCAAAAGAAACAGGAATCAAGCATCACGTGGACCATTACTTTCCGCTGAAAAGCGATGTAGTATGTGGGCTACACAACGAATTCAATTTGCGCATCATCCCGGCGGTAGAAAACCTATCCAAGGGCAACAGCTTTCCGGAGGACCACCCATGAACACCACAGCCACCGCACTCGACAGTTTCGCGCACGGCGCCACGCAATACGTCGCCGGCGACCCGGTCGAAGTCACCAAGAGCACCGCCGAGGACCTCCGCAAAGCGGGCCTCGTGACGTTTGAGGACGCCGCCCCGAAGACCGCAACCGACAGCAAGCAAGGCGACGACGATCTGCTGGGTGGCGAGAAGATGGAAGACGCGCCGAAGAACAAGATGGCCGCAGCGCCAGCCAACAAGGGTAAAAAATAATGACCATTCGCCTGCTCGCCCTCTACCAGGGCAATCCCCCGAACACCATCGTCACACTGGCGGGTGGCACCGAGACCGCACTGGTGGCGGCAGGCAATGCGACGACCGACTTGTCCGGTGGCGTGCCGCCGCCGCTGTACGTGGCGCCCGCCAATAGCCAGATCGGCGATGTGCTGTACGGCTCGGACGCTGTTCCGCTGGGCATCGCGGACCGCACCGGCAAGCTGCTGATGAACTTCTCCGGCATCACCGTGCCGGGCGCGCCAACCGGCGTAACGCTGACCCCGATTGCCGGCGGCGTAATGGCCGCGTTCACCCCGTCCGCGACGCTGGGCGGCACCGTGGGCGTCGGCTACGAGGTCACCCTGTCGAACGGCCGCGTGCAGCGCGGCGCCAGCTCGCCTATCCCGGTGCTCAGCCCGGCAGGCGTGGCGGTGACCGCCACGGTCAAACAGATCAATGGCGCCGGCCTGAGTGCAGCGAGCACCGCCTCGGCCAGCGCCACCCCGACCGCTTACACCGTGCCGGCCGTGCCGGGCGCGCCAACCAGCTTGACTCTGACGGCCGGCAACGGCAAGGTGACGGCCACCTGGACGGCCGCCGCGTCGAATGGCTCGGCCCTGCGCAACACCGTTGTCACCTTGAGCAACGGCGCTTCGGCGACGGCAGCCGCGGGCGCGACCACAGTTGACGTCATCACCCCGAACGATATCGCGGTGACCGCCACCGCGCGCGCCAACAACGGCGAGGGCGCAGGGCCGGTGTCCGCTGTGTCGAACAGCGTTACCCCAGTGGCTGCGCCAACCAGTTACACCTACGCGGCGCTGCCGCGCGCCTCCACTACGCTGGTCAATACGATCGTCACGGTATCCGACTATCCGGGCACCCCGAATAAGGCCATGGTCAACAACGGCCTGAACTGGGAACCCTACCCGGTCGCGCAGGTGCGCCAGCACATCAACACCCGCGACGGCAACGGCCTGTGCAACACCACACTGGCGGGTAACGGCACGCAGAATTCCATCAACCAGGGCGTCGGCATCAAGGCTGGCGGCCCGGCTACTGCCATCAAGGTGTTGTTCTCGAACAACGGCAAGCAGACCGGCGGCGCAGAGATCGTCGGCACCGGTCTCCTGCCAACGATCGAAAGCTCGTTCGGCAACGCCACCAAATACCGCAATCTGTGGGAAGTGGGCGGTGGCGTATCGAAGTCGTTCGCCAGTGGTGAAGAGGCATGGGCAGTCGCCGATGCGGGCTTCTCGTTGACCGACGGCCAGGTCGTATCGTTCAACCAGCACATCGCATGGCCAACGGTCCCGACGAACATTCCTTGCCAGGCAAACGGCGGCCTGATGTCAGCCTCCGGCCCTTACGCCACTTACGACGTCAGCGCGCGCGGGGTGGATCTGGCCGATCTGACCATGGGCACCATGCCGACCAGCCGCATCACGGCGGGCGCCGTGGTGGTGCCGAAGGCGATCACCGGCCTGACCAACTATCGCCCTGTAGTGGCGCTGCTGGGCGACTCGAACCGCTTGTGGGCGCGACTCGCACTGGCCCAAGCCGGTATCCGTTGGATGGATATGGGCATCGACGGCTGGACGATGGAGTCCTTGGCGGCGGTGACGGCCAGCACGGCGCTGCGCTACGACGGCATGGTGGCGGCGGGTGTGACCCACGCGCTGATCACGATGACCGGCGGCGACATCACCGCCGGCAAGTCGTACGCCACGATCATGGGGTACCGCGCCACCATCCAGGCGCGCTGCGAGTCGCTGGGGATCATCCCGATCTTCTGCACCACGCCGCCGAAAACGACGGCCGACGAGACCGCAGTGGTGGATGCGCCTAAGTGGGCGGTGATCCAAGCCTACAACGCCGAGACCCGCGCCAACAGCAAGTACGGCTACCTGGAATTGTTCGACCAGGTGGGTAGCCGCACTACCGGCCTTTGGCTGCACGCTACGCCGGCCACTGTGGGTGACGGCATCCACATGCTGCAGGCAGTGCACGACGAGGCGGTCCTGGGCATCTTGCCACAGATCCCGCTGGTGCTGAAGCAAGGCTAAAGCGACATGATCAAAGTCATCACCGCGCCAACCGCTGAACCCTTGACCTTGGAAGAGGTCAAGGCGAACCTGCGCATCGTCTTCAGCGACGAGGACGACGACCTGGAGCGCATGATCCGCGCCGCGCGCCAGATGGCCGAGGAACGGCTTAACCGCGCGCTGATGCCGCAGACCCTGGCCTTTGGTGCGGACGGCTTCTGCATGTTCCTCAAGGTGCCACGCCCGCCGCTGGTCGAGATCGACAGCATCAAGTATATCGACGCCGACGGCGCCGAGCAGACCGTGCCGGCCGGCTACTTGGTCGACCAGTTCGTGGACCCGCCAATGATCACCTCGGCCTACGGCACGCCCTGGCCCACAGCCAGGACGCAAGCCGGCGCCGTGGTCGTGCAGTACCAAGCCGGCTATGCCGATGCGGCCAGCGTGCCCGAGCCGATCCGCCAGTGGATGCTGTTGGCCATCGGCGCCTTCTACGAGCACCGCAGCATGGTCAACGAAGGGCAGACCTACGCGCTGCCCGAGGACTTCTACAAATGGCTGCTGCAGCCGTACATGGTGTATCAATGATCACCGGCGGCCAGCTTGACCGGCGCATCACCATCGAGCGCCCGACCGTCGTGGAAGATCCGGAGTACGGTCCGCAGCCCGGCCCGTGGGAACCCGTCTTCGCGCGCGTGCCCGCCCAGGTGTGGGACACGCTGCCCGGCAACGCCGAGCGAAACGGCCAGGCCATCAACCTGTCGGAGAAGCCGGCGCGCGTGCGTATCCGCTACATGCGCGGCATCACCTCCGACATGCGGGTGGTCATCCACAACGAGGTCGACACGATCCACCAGATCAGCGCAGGCCCGGCCGAGATCGGCCGGCGCGAGTGGCTGGAATTCACCGTGAAGGAATTCAGCTCGTGAGCCAAGAGAACATCACCGGCGGCGCCGCGCTCGACGCCTTACTTGCCACACTACCTCAAAAAGTCGAGACGAATATCATGCGCTCGGCCCTTCGTGCGGGTGCTGCGGTCTACCTCTCCCAGGTGAAACAGAACATTCCGGTGGAGCACGGCGACCTGCGCCGCAGCGCGCGCATCACCACGCGCAAAGGGCGCGACGGCCAGGTGTCGGCCAGCGTCAAGGTGGGCAACAGCCAGGCGTACTACGCGCACATGGTGGAGTTCGGGACGCGCGCGCACTTGATCGCGCCGCGTGCCGGCTCGCTCCAGATCGGCGGCCAGTTCGTCGCCGGCGCGGTGCAGCACCCCGGCGCGCGGCCGCACCCGTTCATGCGGCCGGCCGCTGACGAGAAATTCACCGACGCCGTTGCCGCCGTGCAGAAGAAAATCCGCGACCGGCTGCGCGCCCAGGGCCTGAACGTTGCCGACCCTGCACTACCAGGTGAGGCCCAAGAATGAGCGCCGTTGCCATCGTCCGCGCGCTCCTGGCCGCTGATGCCAACGTCACCGCGCTAGTGCCCCCTGCTCGCATCTACGCCGGCCCCGCGACCCAGTTCTCGGTGCTACCAGTGATCAGTGTCACCCGCGTCTACGGCGACGAGATCAGCACGATCGCGCGCCGCCAGGCCGGCAAGACGATGCGGGTGCACGTGCAGGTCACGGTGCTGACAAAAGATCCCGATGGCTACCCGGCCGGCGAGAAAATCCTCAAGGCCGTCGACCTTGGGCGGGGTGTACACACCGGCACGGTGTTGTCATACCACGTCAAGTCCATCCTTCAGCAGGGCGAAGGCCCCGATCTGCCGGTAGGCGACGATAAAATACATGAAAAATCGCGGGATTTCATGGTAACTTTTTCCGAACCGAATTAGAATACGGTATCGGTTTGCCCGCCCGTCTCGCAATGGTGCGCGCGGGCATTCAACAGGAGAAAACATTATGCCGTTTCCAGCAGATTTTGAAACTTACGCAGGCACGCGCCTGTTCATCAAAGCGGGCCGTCCGACCGACGACACCGAAGCCGCGTTCGAAACGTTCTTCGCCGCCGCCGGCGTCTTCGAGTTCTCGATCACCCAGGTCGGCGCCATGGAAGGCCGCCAGTCCAACACCTCCGAGCTGGACGTCGTGAGTCAAGGCCTGGTGCGCCGCCGCGTCGGCAACTACCAGCTGATCGATTCCGAATGGTCCGTACTGGAAGAAGGCGAAGACGGCACCACCGAAGCGTTCGATCTGGCCGACGAAACCCTGCGCGGCCGCCTGGTCGCCTCGTTCGCCGTGGTCCGCCAATCTGGCTCGGTGCTGTACTGCACCGCCCAGGTGTCGAACCTGTCGGAATCGGGCGGCGGTTCGAACGATAACCTGGTCTACGCCATGACGTTGCTGCTGCAGTCGGAAGCCCTGAAGGCGACGACGCCGGTCATCCCGACCCCTGAAGTGTAAGAACCCGGCCACTAGGCCACAACCAGCATCGACGGTCGCCTGTCGCCCTTGGGAGGGCGCGGGCGGCCGAAGGTGCAATATCAATCCTCCCAAGAAAGAATCGACATGAAAAACCTGAAAGCTCTCGCCATTTTGCCAACTGGTAAATGGACCGTAGTCGACGCCGCCGGCGCGACGCAATACCAAGAAGATGGCGTCACCCCGCTGACCATCACTCACCACAGCCCGGGCACCAAGATTTTCCAAGCCGCATTGCACGAATTTACCGGCAAGAAGAACGGCGGCCTGTTCGCTGCGCTGAAACAGGGCAAGGAAGATAAAAGCGATCCAGAAGCTGACGCCCGCGACCTGGCCGTATTTCTGGCTGCGGTCACCATTTCCTTCGACGGCTTCGACTATGAAGGCATGCGGGGCAACGCGATGTACCGCGCAGCGTACGAGGACGTGGCTATCGGCCATATCGCCGAAGGCCTGAACCAGTACATGGGGAAGCGGGGAAACTACTTGCCAGTGCCAGCGACGACCTCGACCGATTCGTCCGCTTCGCAGCCTGGCTAAACGCAATCCCCGAGGCCAGCACCTCGGATGTAAAAGGGCCGCCGGAGAAGTCCCGGCGTGACACGATCGAGGCCAGCGGCTTGCCGTCGGAAATGCCCCCGGTGGCGTGGGGCAGCGACCTGTTAGATTACCTGTGGGAGATCGGCCCAACCAAAAAAGACGGGCCGATTGAGGCGTGCGATCTGGTACACTGGGAGCACTTGCTGGGCATCGAGTGGCAGCCGTACCAGTCGCGGCTGCTGATCAAGCTATCGCGGGCCTACGTAGGCGAGTCCCACGCGGCGGCGAAGCGCGAGGCGAAATGCCCTTGGCCTGAGTACGAGGCGAAGTGGCGGTGGGCGCGGAACCAAAAAGCGGAGAAGTCCCTCGACCGCGAGGAACGACGCCTTGGGCGCAAGGCAAAGAAACTGGAGAAAAACTAATGTCTGTTGTCAGCGATGTTGAAATCCGCCTCCGCGCTGACATAGCACGTCTTCAGCAGGACATGACCGCCGCGCGCCGCTCGGTGGACACTGCCCTGAACGGTATGAGCGCCAGCGCCCAGGCACTTAAGGGTGTCCTGGGTGGCATCGCCGCCGGCCTCTCGGTCGGCGCCTTTACTTCCTTCATCAAGAACAGCATCGACGCCGCCGACGCGCTCAACGATATGAGCGCGCGCACCAAGGTGGCTATCGAAGACCTTGCCGGACTGGCCTACGCGGCCAAGCTCGGTGACACCAGCCTGGACGGGGTGGCGTCGTCCATATCCAAGCTGGGCCAGAACATCGGCAAGGACGGGGCCAAGTTCCGCGAGTTGGGAATCACCGCAACCGAGCCGCTCGAAGCGTTCAAGCAGTTGGCCGACGTCTTCAAGGACATCAAGGACCCGCAGCAGCGCGCCGCGTTCGGCGCCGAGGCGCTGGGCAAGTCATGGCAAGAGGCCGCCGTGCTGCTCGACGGCGGCGCGGCCGGCATTGAAGCCTTGATGAATCGCGGCAAAGAACTGTCCGGTGTCACCGAGCAGGTAGCCGCCGATGCAGGCAAGTTCAACGATGGCCTCGACACCCTGGGCTTCACCGCGCAGGGCGTCGGCACGCGCATCGCGGCCGGCCTGCTGCCGATGCTCAACGTTCTGGTCGACGACTTCACCGCGACCGGCAAGGGCGCGGACAAGGCGGCCAGTGCGGTCACCGTGCTCTCCGGCGCGTTCAAGGGGTTGTACGCCGTGGGCGTGGTCATCGTCGAGATGTTCACCACGTTAGGCAAGGCCGCCGGCGCCGCCGCAGCCATCACCATGGCCGCGCTCTCGGGCGACTTCAAGGGCGCCGTCACCATTTACAAGGAACTGGCAACCGACGTCGCCGACGGCTGGGTGGATGGCGCCAAGAAAATCTCTGCCGCGTGGTCCGCTACTAGCACCGAGGTAAAAGCCTCTGGCGAAGCCGCCAGCACCACGGCCGCCGCGACTGCCGCCAAGGTGGCCGGCTTCCTCAATTCCGGCGAGATCGCAGGCGCACGCGACAAGGCAGCAGCGAAGACTGAAGCGGCAGCGGCCAAAGAGAAGGCGGCCTATGCCGGCCTGATCGCCTCCATCAAGGAGAAGATGGCCGCCAGCCAGGCCGAGATCGACAGCAGCGCGCCGCTGTCCGCCGCGCAGCAGATGCGGATCAAGCTCGACCAAGAACTGGCCGCTGGCAAGATCGCCCTCACCGCCGAGCACCTCAAGGAGATCCAGGCGCTGCTGGACAACGCCGACGCACTGGCCAAGAATGCCGCCGCCGCCAAACAGGTGCGCGCCGCCATCTCCGCATTGGCCGACGAGCGAGACAACAACTATGCTTCACTGGTGGCCGAGGCCACCGCCAACGAGGAACTGGTCAAGACCTACGGCAAGACGCGCATCGAGATCGCGCGCATGACGTTGGCCCGCGAAGAAGAACGTCTCGCGCAGCGCGGCGCGCTCGAGCTGAGCGAGGACACCGTGGAGCAGCTGGAGCGCGAGATCGAAGCGCGCCGTCGCAACATCGCCGCGATGGGCAGCCTGGAGGTGCTGGAGAAGCAGAAGAAAGCCACGGACGCGGCGGCCGCGTCGCAGGTGACGTTCTGGAAAAGCATCGACGACACCGCACACGACACGTTCGTATCCATCGCCAACGGCAGCAAGGACACCGCGCAGCGCTTGAAGGACACCTTCAAGAATATTTTCTTCGACTGGCTCTACCAGCAGACGATCAAGAAGTGGATCATCAACGTCGGCACCTCGACCAGCAGCGCGGGCGGGGTGGTGGATGGCATCGGTTCGCTGCTCAGTGGCGGCAGCGCGGCGTCCAGTGGTAACGGCGCCGGCGGCATCCTGGGCAGCGCCTCGAACCTGCTGAGCATCGGCAAGACCATCTACGCCGGTTTCACCACCGGCCTGACCGCGACGATCGGCTCGTCCATCACCAGCCTGGGCACCATGATCGGCTCCGAGGCCGTGGCCGCGTTCGGCGCGGGCATCAGCGGCGGCGCACTGGGCGCCACCACCGCCAGCGCGGCGAGCGGCTACGCGGGCACCGCAGCGGCATCGGCCGGCGCAGGCGCGGCGGGCGCGATCCCCGTGATCGGGTGGATCATCACCGCCATGATGACGGCCAATGGGCTGTACAAACAAGGATGGGATGCGACCAACGGCACGCTGTCGGAAACCGGCAAGGTGCTGGGCAGCGGCATCCTGGCCTTGAATAGCGTGCTGAAGAAATTCGGCATGAGCGATAGCGCGGCGAACATCTTCTCTGGCCAAGCCACCATCTCCAAACTCTTCGGCCGCAAGAACCCGGAGATCGAATCGCAGGGCTTGCGCGGCACGCTCTCGGCCACCGGTCTATCGGGCGGAGAAAACTACGTCAACATCTTGGAGAAGGGTGGATGGTTCCGTAGCGACAAGCGCACTCCGTTAAAGAATGCCGCCAGCGCAGAAACCGACAAGCTTTTCGACGACACTCTGATGGCGATGTCCACCGCCGTGAAAACGTTCGGCAAGGTCATGGGCATCGAGACTGCGGCGATCGACAGCTACAGTAAAGTGTTCGACCTGAAGCTGACGGGCAAAGCGGAGGAAGACAACGCGGCCGTGGCCAAGCTGTTCGGCGACGTCGGCAACGAACTGTCGCTGCGCCTGGTGCCGGGGCTGGCTGCGTTCGCCAAGGAAGGCGAGACCATGTCCGCCACGCTGCAGCGCCTGGCGGTGAACTACCAGAGCGTCGACGCGATCCTCACCGCCACCGGGCAGTCGATCAAGCTGTTCGGCGTGGCGGGCATCGAGGCGCGCGAGAACCTGATCAAGGCGGCGGGCGGTCTCGAAGCCCTGACCAGCGGCGTGACGTATTTCCAGCAGAATTTCCTGACGGCCGCGCAGCAACTGGCGCCGGCGCAAAAGCAGGTGGCCGACGCGCTGGCCGCGATGGGCATGTCCGCTATCAAGACCAACGAGCAGTTCGCCGCCGCCACGCTGGGCATCGACCTGAGCACCCAGGCCGGCGCCGAGCTGTACGTTAAAATGCTGGCCTTGGCTCCAGCCTTCAAGACGGTGACCGATGCCACCGAGGCCGCAAAGAAAGCGGCTGAAGACCTGGCGGCCCAGCAGATGGAGGCGGCCAAGGCCGCAGCGCGCAGTGTCGCCAACGCCGCATTCGACGCGCTGTCGAGCGCAATATCTGAGCGCAAGAGCGCGGCCAAGGCGTCGTTCGACAATATGCTTTCCGGCGTCTCGACCACTATCGACCAGGTGACGGCGGCCATCACGAACATGCGCAATGTCGTCAACGTGGTGAACAGCGCGGTAAGTTCCATGCTCGGCACGACTGCAGAGGACGCCCGCCAGAAACTGGCGGAGCTGGCGCGCACCCGGCGGACCCCGCAGAGCGGAGACCTGCAGTCGCTGGCCTCGGCCGCATCGCAGTTCAACGCAGGCGACTACACGACCGCCCTCGACGCGCGCCGCGCCCAGCTGCTGACAACCAACTCGTTGGAGACCATAGCCGCCAATGCGGCCGCCGGCTACACCAATGCGCAGGCCATGCTGGCCTCGCTGCAGATGCAGCACAACGCGATCCAGGCGGCCAGCTTGGCGGAGCAGGCGCGCCTCGACAGTCTGTTGACCTCGGCACAAGCGCAGATCAACGCGATAAACGGCGTCAGCAATTCGGTGCTCTCGCTGTCGCAGGCCGTGGCTGGATTTGCCTCCGCCATTCGCTCGGTGGCTTCAGCCGGCGGCGGATCGCCCACGACCAGCACCTGGGATTCTTCGGCGCGGGCGGGCAGCATGTACACGCCGTCGCGCAATGCGATGTTCGACAGCGACGCCGTGGTGCGGGAACTCAAGGCCATCGCCGCCAGCACCGCCAATTCGGCCAGTGCGCAGCAGATCACGGCATCGAGCACCACCAAGCTGGCGGACCAATTCGACAATGTGTCGGCCGGCGGCAACGCCCTGCTGACCGAAACGAGCGGCGTAACTAAGGTGACCACAGTATGAGTTTTAACGACACCCCCGATGTCTGCAGCGTCCTGGTCCCGATCCGCATCACGGGCGCCATGCTCGTGAGCAGCACCATCACCCCGGAAGATCCGAACCCGGCGTGGGCCAGCGGCACGACCTACGCCGCAGGAGACCGCGTCTACAGTGCGAGCACGCACCTGGTCTATGAAAGCCTGAAGGACGCCAACACCAACAAAGACCCCACGGTGGGGGCGAACCAGACGAACATCAGCGGCGTCGGCACCTGGTGGGCTGTCGTCGGCCCGACGAACAAGTATGCCATGTTCGACGGCGTGGTCTCGACCCGCAGCGAGGTGGCCACGCCGCTTACCGTGGTGCTCACGCCCGGCCACTTCAACAGCCTGGCGCTGTTCGGGATCGACGCGGACACGGTGACCATCACCGTTAAGGACGTGCCCGGCGGCACCGTGATTTACAGCTACACGGGCGCGCTGGAAGACTCCGCCCCGAGCGATTACTACGAGTACTTCTACAGCAATTTCAAAGTGCAGACGCAGCTCAACCTGATGGGGATCGAACCCTACAATGGCGCCGAGCTGACGTTGACGCTGGCGAAGACCGTCGGCACGGTGCGCCTCGGCATGCTGGCCGTAGGCGATATGATGCCGATGGGGGCCCCCCGCAGCGGCGCCACGGTGGAGATCGTCGACTACAGTTCGATCGTCACCGACCCGTACGGGAACACCACTATCCGCAAACGCGTCAACGCCACCGGGTTGTCGATCACCGCACAGTGCGAAATCGAGGAAGCCAACGACGTGATTCGCGGGATACAATCGCTGCAGGGGGTGCCCGTCGTGGTGATCGGCAGCGCCGCAGAAAAGTACGAAGCGCTGAGCGCATTCGGCCTGATATCCGTTCGCCCGACGTACAATGAATATGGGTATGTCGATATGCAAATAACTGTACGAGGAATGATCTAATGGCCATCATCACCCCACCAGGCTACACGCCACCACCAGCCGATCTGCCACAGCGCGGCGACCGCGCCACGTTCTCCAATCGCGTAGACGCCTGGGTGGTGTGGTTCTCCACGGTCATCTTGACGCAGCTTGCCGCCATGATCGCCAACGCCTTCAACAACGCCACCGAGGCGTTCAACTGGGCGACGGCCAGCGCGGCCAGCGCGGCGACATCCTTGGCACGGGCCAACGACGCTGCGGCCAGCGCGGCGGCAGCGGCGACGACCGCCAACACATCGGTGTGGGTCAGCGGCGCCACCATCGCGCAGTATGCCAACGTGATCAGCCCCCTCGACGCCCGCACCTACCGCCGCAAGACCGCCACGGGCAGCGGCACGACGGACCCGGCGCTCGACGGCGGCGTCAACTACGTGCTGGTATCCATGGGCCTGTACCCGGAACTGGTAGTGGCGCACCGGCTGGCCAGCGGGACGAATGGGGGCACGTCGGTCAGCGCGACGTGGAATACCCGCTCGTTCAACGTCACGGACATCAACACCATCGGCGGCGCGTCGATCGCGAGTAACGTTATCACGCTACCTGCGGGCCGGTATAAGGTGCGGGGGCGCGCTCCAGGTAACAATTCATCGGGGCACCAACTGCGCTTGCGCAACACGACCGACTCGACTAACGCTGTGGTAGGAGGTAACAGCACCATAAACACCAATAGCACACACCAAACCGACGCGCCGCTGGAAGGAGAATTCACCATTGCGGCCCCGAAAAATTTCACCCTGGATCACTGGGTGAATAATGGGGCGGCGAACACGGGCCTCGGTATCGCCGTTTCGTCGGGCGCGGGTGAAGTGTACGCCCAACTGAAAATTGTAAAGGTCGCCTAAGATGATTACCTATGTCACCTACGATGAGGCCGGTAACTTGACCGGCTACTATATCCAGGATCTGCAGCCCGCGCACGCGGACAACTATATCCAGCTGGTCGGGTACCCGCCGGAATTCTACATGGTCATGTTCGATTACCGCGCCAACGTCGCGCGTGACGGGATAGAACTTATCCCGGCGGAACCGTGATAGAATTCGCGTATATTCAATCTGAAAGGAAAGACCATGGCTACCGGCACCCTCCCCGATCCGAACAAACCTAAGCCGCCCGGCAATCGCAGTGCGGCCCCGGTGAAACCCACCAAGCCAGTCAAGCCTGCGCCGAAGAAATTCGACCCCAAGGCCAAGAAGACCTAGTCATGAGCCGGCACGACTGGATAGGCCGGGCCTTGTGTCTGGCCGTCACCTTCGGGGCGGCATGGGCGCAGACCGCGCTCTACTCCCCGCAGAATAGCCTGCTCGGTGCGGGCATTCAGTCTGTTCTGTCCGCTTTAACCAACACTTGCGCCTTGCTAGCCGCCGCCGCATTCGTGCGCGGCCATGCCTCCTTCGACTTACAGCGCCTAGCGTTCTGCGCAATTGTTGTCAACTTCCTGAACTTCGCAGCTTTTGCGGCCAAATCTTCGCCGTTAGTTTATGTGTTCAACACATCAATAACGGTGATATCCTATGCGCAACTTGCACGAATTCTATGGCCCGGCAATGGCAGCCTTATTCATCATACTCGGCGTTTCGGCCTTTTTCGTTTCGCTAATTTTCAAGGCAAGGGCATTCATCTGGAAACGGAAAAACGATGATCTTGAGCGACGAATTGCGGAGCATAATCGCCGACATACTGATCAGCCCTAAGACCACGGCCGCAGTCGGCGGCACCACTGCGGCCCTCGGTGCGGCCGGTCTCATGGACCTGATCCACACCACGCTGTCCCTTGGCGCTATCGCCGCCGGCCTGATCGCCACCTTGGCCCTGGCCCGCTACCACCGCGCCAACGAACGGAACCTGCGCCTGCGCAACCAGCTGTTGGTGCAGGAAATGCTCGACAAGGGCATCAAGCCGGAGGCGGACTGATGAAACTTACTGACCATTTTTCGCTGAATGAATTCACCGACTCGCAGACCGCGATCCGGCGCGGTATCGACAACTCAGCACCGCCCGATGTGGTCAACAACCTGCGCCGCGTGGCTGAGCTGCTGGAGCAGGTGCGCGCGCTGGTCGGCAAACCGCTGGTGGTGTCCTCCGGATACCGATCCCCGGCGCTGAACGGCGCCATTGGCGGCGCGCGCAACAGTGCCCACCTAACCGGCCTGGCCGCCGACATCAACGCGGTAGGCATGCGCGCCCGCGATCTGGCGGTGGCGATTCGGGATAGTGGCCTGCCGTTCGATCAGTTGATCCACGAGGGAACCTGGGTGCACATTGGGCTGAACTCTGGCCAGCCGCGCCGCGAAGTACTGACCGCCCATTTCGGCGGCGGATCGACCACCTACACGCGCGGCATCGCATGAACCCGCGCGATATCATGCTGGCGGTGCTCGGTGTCGCCGCGCTGCTGGTAGTGGTATCGTTCTGGCGCGCGCATCGCGATGCGCTCTCGCAGTTCAATGCTTTCGACCTGATCATGGAGAACGGGCGGGTAAGCAAAATCGCTTTCTCCTACATGCTGGTGCTGATGGTTTCCACCTGGGTTATTGTGCTGATGGCCTGGCGCGATAAGCTCACCGAGGGCATGTTCGGTCTCTACCTGGCGGCATGGGTCGCGCCGCTGGTGGCCAAGCTGGTCTTCAATAAGAACGATATGCCGGGCAGCGTCACCAGCACCATGACCGTGCAGCAAACAACCGAGGTAACGAAACCATGAGCCTGATCCCTACCTGGCCGATTCTCGTTGCGGGCGGCGTGCTCGCCTTCGCTGCTGGGGTTTTCGCGGACCACACGGTGATGTCCGCGCGCATCGATAAAATGAAAGCCGTCAGTGCAGAGGTGGACCGGCAGCGCGCCGAGATCCGCGCGGCCGACGAGCGGGCCGAGCGCAACAAAGAACAGACGTGGGCCGAGCGTGTCGGCCAAGCAGAACAGGAGAAAACCGATGCTCAAGCACAAGCCCGCGCTGCTGGCGCTGCTGCCCTTATTTCTGAGCGCATGCGCCAGCGCGCCGAACGTCGACCCGCGCCCAGCGGTGCAAGCGGCCAAGCCGCCCCCACTTGTCAAGGAACCACTGGGGCCGAGCTTTCACGACCAGATGCAGAATTTCTTATCGGGGAAGCTACCCGCGCAGACGTCCAGCGTGCTGCCCTTGGCGCCTGCTACAAAGCCTACGACTCGTTGAAATAGGAAAAGCCCCGCGAGGGGCTTTTCCTTTGGCGCGGCTGAATGATTACTGGCTAGCGGCCTTTGCCGCATTGGCGAATGCGCAGTTGTCGCCGATGTATTCCGGCTGCCCCACATTGGCCCACGCAGCGTAGGACTGGCCGCCGTTGCAGCCGGTGAAGGCCTTGGCGATGTCGATCACCAGGCCGGTGGTGCTGGTCGGCACGGCGACCGGCTTCGTCAGGCCGCCGGCCAGCAGGGCATAGCGCGACCAGCTGGCGTCGTCTGCGACGTACTGGAAGCCCGACGAGTAGCGGACCTTGACGCGGTTGCCGGTGGAGGTGTCCTTCTCGACGCCCAGCGCCGATTCGGTCGGGTAGGTCGCGGTGCCGGTGGCGTTGACAACGGAGGTCGGCGTACCGGCCTGCGCGCCGCCACAAGCGGCCAGGGCCGCGCCGATTACTGCTACTGCAAAGATGCGTTTGAACATGGTGAATCTCCTTTAAGGGGTGTCGCCCAAAGACCGGGACGACTTCGGTTCTAAATCATACCGCCAGGCTTGCGAGCGCGGCGCCCAGCGCGATAAAACATATCAGATAGGCCAGCACAGCGTATTCGCTATCGGCGCGCTCCTGCGCCCGTTTAACGCGTTTCCAGTCCATCACTTGCACACCTGCTTTCCGTCGCGGTCCATGCGCGGGGTGATCGAGACACCGCCCCAGCCATAGAGCGCCAGGTAATCGCACCCGGTGCGGGCATCGGTGTAGGGCCACATGCCGCTGCGGCCGTCCGGCGGGTCTGTGTCATCGCGCGGCGCGCACCCAGTCAGCGCCAGCAGCACGGCGGCGATGAACGCCACGAAGATGAAGGTGGCCCAGCGGTTCATGGGTGCCCCGGCAGGAAAGGTGCGCGGCGGCAGGCGTCGATGATCCAGCCGAAGCCGATCAGGTACAGCAGGCCGATGATTGTGATGAGGTCCATTTCGTTCTCCGGTTCGTTGTCGATGTGAGAACTATACACGCAAGTATTTACTTGTGCAAGTTATTTATGCGTAGCCCTTCGCCTTCATCGCCGCTAACAGAATATCCTGGACGGATCGTTTCGTCTCCACCCGCTCGATCACCATGCTGTCCGCCGTGTCGCGGGCGATGATGTTATGAATGAACATCGGCCGATCCTTGCCGGCCTGCATCTGGCGCGTCGGCCCGATGCGCTCGATGATCTGCAGCCGCTGCTCCAGGTTCCAGTCGTGGCCGAAGAAGGCCATGATGTTGGTGTGTTCCTGCAAGCCGTCGACGCCGTGGCCCATGCTGGCCGGGTGGCCCAGCCACACCTTGCCTTCGCCGCGCTGCGCGCGCCGCACACCCTCCTGGCTGTTCAAGGCGATGGCGTCCTTGCCAAAGGCCTTGAGCAGGCGCGCCAGGTCGCTCTTGAACTGAATCGACACCAGCACCGGCATGCCGGCCGCTTCCTCGACGATGTCCTCCAGCGCGGCGATCTTCGCGTCGTGCACCTCGGCCCATTCGCTGCTGCCCGGCGACAGATAGGCGGCGCCGTTCGACAGCTGGAGCAGCTTGCCGATCTTCTGCGCCGCGCCCAGCGCCTCGATGCCGTGCATGGTGCCCATGGCCGCGATCTCCATGAAGGCGCGCTTCTCCATGTCCTGGTATAGCGCACGCGCCTTGGGCGGCAGGTCGACATAGATATTGTTGACGATCGGATCTTTCAGGTCGAACCAGTCCTTGGCGTCGATGGTCACGCAGATGTCGCGCAGCGCGCGCTGGATCTGCTCCTGCGCGTGCTCCATCGGCTCGGTGCCGAAGCCGCTGTACTTCTTGCGGAACCAGCGTTTCTTGAAGTCGTCGTAGGTGCGGCCGAGGCGCGCGCCCTTGTCCAAGAACCACGCCTGGCCCCACAGGTCCTCAAGGCCGTTTGGCGCCGGCGTGCCGGTCAGCTCGACAATGCGCTTGATCTTCGTGTGTGCCACTCGGCCGAGGGCCTTGGCGCGCTGGGTGCCCTGGCGCAGCCGAAAGCCCTTGAGCTTGGTACTCTCGTCGATCACCACTGTGGCGAACGGCCAGCGCTCGCCGTAAAATTCTACTAGCCACGGCAGCTGCTCAAAATTAGTACTGTAAATATTGGCGTCGTACTTCAGCGCGCGCATGCGCTCTTTTTCACTGCCGGTGATCGGCAAGACGGTGAGGTGGCGCAGGTGGTTCCACTTGCGCACCTCGTCCGGCCAGGTGGTCGTGGCCACCCGCAGCGGCGCGACGACCAGGATCGGGCGGTCGTCGAGCGCTTGCAGTATGTCCAAAGCGTTAAGAGTACTTACACTTTTGCCAACGCCCATTGAGGCCCACACCCCGCACCGTTCGTTATCGAGGATGAAGTCGGTGATCTGTTTCTGGTAGCCGCGCGGGGTGAAGTCACGGGGGGCGATGATCATGCGGAACGCCTCGCCGCGAGCAGCGCTTTGCACTCCAGCCAATCACTACGGGCGAAGCGCTGGTGCCAGAACGAATTTACGATCCCCGCCGCGTAGGCGTACACCGCGCGCTCGGCGGCCTCGCGGGTGCCGAACATGCTTGACCCGTAGAAGTGGCGCACTTTCTGGTAGCGGAATCCGGCGCGGCGCAGCGCCACGCCGTAGATCGCCTTCGGCCCGATGTGGATCTCGCAGTCGGTTAAGCGGACGCCGCGCTGCGGGCGCAGGATATCCAGCACCCACATGGGACGAGTCTCTGGTTTGTCTTTGGCCATCACTTCACCTCTTTCAATTTCGATTCGTACTTGAATCCCCAACGAGCGATGAACTTGCCGGTCTTGTCGCAGTTCGGCCCGGCGCCCATCAGCGCGCACAGGCCGGCCAGCAGGTGGATATAGGGCGTCACCCACCAGCGGCGGCGAGGGACGATCTCGATGATGTAGAGTTTTTCGCGCATCACTTCTCCCATGGGTAACGGTGGTCTTCCACCTTGAACAGCGTGAGGCCAAACGCCCGGTTGTAGTTTTCTGGTAGCACCTTGCTCCACTGCTGCCATGCGCGAACCCAAACGCCGCCGCGCAGGCGGCGCCACCAGAGAAAGTCGTTCATGGCAAATCCTCCACCTCGTCGCCGAACGCGGCGCGCACGACGGCGCGGCAGACGGCGATCAGCGGGGTGTCGCCGGTCTCCCCGTCGCCTGCGCAGAATTCACCGCAGAAAGACCGGCCTGCGGTCCAGTCCTTGTTATCCGCCAACACAGCGAGCCGGTGCTTCTCCACCAGCGGCCCGCCATTCGACCAGCTGGTGCTGTAGTCGATGCGCATGTCGCGGGTGTTGATCGGGTAACCGAGGCGCACGCAAATCTGCTTCGGTGCGCGCGGGTCGTCCGGGCGCGGCATGTCGCGGATCTCCAGCTGGTCGGCCGGCACGCCCTCGGCGCGGGCGGTCCAGTAGTCGAGCTGGGCGCCGGTGAGATTAGCGGTTCGCATTGCGGGCCTCCAGCATGGCGTCGGCCATCTCGTACGCCCACTCGGCGTATTCCTTCACTCGGGCGTCACCAACCGCCGCGCCCGGCAAGGTTCCGGTGATGGCCGCCATGGCGAACTCGTCGCGCATGCCGGCCGGATTCAGCGGGGTGCGCAGAACTTCCAACGTCTCCGCCATGGTCAAGCCGAAGTGTTCGCGCACGTGGTTGCGCACCTCGATGTAGGTCGGGGCGCTCACGACACCACCTCGCTCAAGTAGCGGTCAGCCAGAACGGCGATCGTTTCGTGCTGCTTGTCGGCCAGCGTCGTGTCCTGGTCGTACAGCTCGGCGACCATGGCGCGGTCCGGCGCCGGCAGGGTGTTACGCACCTGGGCCAGCGCTTTGAGCTGCGCGGCGCGGCGGGTGTGGATTGGTTCGATGTTGCGGGGCATGGTGTTCTCCGATTGGGGTTGCGATGTAAGAACTATACACGCAAGTATTTACTTGTGCAAGCTTTATGCGAGGATTTCGTCCACCCCGGCCAAACTGTCAATTACCACCACGCGCTGGCCCATCCTGCGCATGCGGGCGTGCTCGCGCAGCTGGTGCGGCTCGGCCTTTTTGCCGGGGGCTTTGAGTTCGATCCAGATGGTGCGCCCCCCGGTCGGTTTGCCACGGCTCGCGGCGGTCATCGCGGCTATCGGATTGAACGGCGGCGCCGGCAGCATCACCAGCCGATCCGGCGCGCCCGGCCGGCCGATAAACTGGATCTTGCGGCACTCGCCGCTCAGTTCCTTGACGCGCTTGACCAAGTACTTTTCGATATCGCTCTCGCGCAGTGGGCGTTTCATAATTTCTCCACAACCCAAAGGTAAATCGTTGCGGCAAGCCAGCCGGCGCCGACTCCCGCACCCGGGAAGTACAGTTGCGCCGCGTAGGCGGCCATGTTGAGCGCAACACCGAGGCCGAGTGCGGCCGAACATTTGCCAAAAGTATTCATTTCCGAACCTCGCAAAGGTAGTTGATGGCGCCGGCCGGGGTCACCTGCTTGACCCGGACACAGCTCAGGGTTTCCGTTTTGGCGGGTGGCGGGGCGTTCAGGCCGCGCCATTCCATGGCGTAGCAGAACAGCACGACCAGCGCCACGAAGACGATGAGGGCGCGGATCATGGCTTCAGATCGTACGGCGCCTCAAATACCGGGTGGGCGCCGACGTAGCGCTCCACCTGAATCGGTGCCGGAAGCACGGGCAGGTACCCCGCGATCAGCAGCGCCAGCGGGTCGGCGCCGTCGAGCACGCCGAACCAGTGCACCTCGCCGTGCGAGCACATCGGGACCAGCTTGTACAGGGTGTTGGACATGCGGCCGTCGAGGTCGCCGGAGTAGACGCTGGCCATATTGCCGTGGACTTCGACGCGCTGGCCGGCGGCCGGGCCGCCGAGTAGGAGGACGGTTTTCATTTTGGACCTTTCGGGTTGAACAGCTCCTCGAATGCTTCCACTGTGTTGCTGGTCGGGCGCCCTGGGTGCACAGTAAGACGGGTCTGTGGTTTCACCACCTGCTGCGGGCCGTGGGTGATGAAGGTCTTGATCTCGCGCACGGCCATGCCGGTGGCCAGGTGCAGCTTGATCACCAGCGCGGCGCCCACCGGCAGACGGGCGTGGCGTACCTTGCTGATGACCGGCGCCGCTACTTCCAGGCCGCGCGCCAGCTGGGCGTCGTTCTTGGCTTTGATCATATCGGCGGCCAGGTCGAGCAGCGTATTTTCGTTTTTCATGATAGGTTCCTTGGGAGGTGGTTTATTCGGCAGCGTCGGCTTGTTGCTTGTTGAGCGCGAAAGCGGCGGTCAGCCCGGCATGCGCTTTCACTTCGTCGGCGGGGATGAATTCCATTTCGTAGCCGTCCGGGTAGTGTTTCGCGTAATCTACGTGGAGATCTGGCCGCGAGCCGGGGGTGACGCCGAGGTCGCCGGAGGCGAAATATTCGTTGCTGCACCAGTGCGAACCCAGCACGGTGCCGTCTTCCGCCATGGCGTAGCAGATGCCATCACCGCCACCTTGAACGTTACTGAATACGAAAATCTTTTTCATGGCCTTGTCCTTTGGGAGAGTTCTGGCGCCGCCCAATGCGGCGCCGATGTAAGAACTATACACGCAAGTATTTACTTGTGCAAGTTATTTCTTGTAGCGGTACGATTCGAAGCCGGCGGCGGCCAGCGGCATGTCCGGCGCCCATGGTGGCGGTGCGCACAGCAGCGCGGCCAGGTGCTCGGGGTTGTAGCGGGGGTCGTCGGGCGTCTCGCACGGCAGCTCGTCGTGAACGCTCAGCACGATCTCATAGCCGGCCGCCTCGATGTGCGGCATGTTGACCGCCATCACGTCGCGCGCCACCGCCTGGCAAATGTTCTCGAACAGCTTGCCCCCGTAGGTGTCGATCCGGCCCCATTTGCGGCTGTACTGGTTGACGCCCATGTAGGTGATCTTGGTGCGGCCGGTCTCGACTTCTTCCTCGACGCTGAAGGTATCGGCCGTCTCCACCTCGTCCTTCCGCTTGCGCTTCTCCGCTTCCAGTTTCGGGCCGGGGTAGCACAGCGCGCGTCCAGACGGCAGCACTATGCGCAGCCACGCGCCGTCGCGCCGCACGCGCACCTTGCCGCATGGGATGGTGGTGCCAGGGTTGGCGATCGCCTCGCGCACGCAGGCGTCTATCTCTTTCCAATACGCCTTGATGTTTGCGTGGCCGGTGCGCCAGCCCAGCTTGAACGATTCGCACACCAGCCACGTCTTGTCGGCCATGCCCAGCTGCGCGGCGGGGTCGCGGCCCTTGCTGCGGTGCCACTCCAGCATGATCGACGCCTGTCCCCACACCTCGCCGGGGATGAAGCGCGCCGCCTTGTCGGCCAGTTCGTCGAGGTCGATGCCGTAGCCGGCCGCGAACGTCACGAACGCCCCCACGCCGCCCTCGTAGCCCAGCGCCAGTTCCTGCACCTTGCCCACCTGGCGCTGGTCCTTGGTGACGTCCTCGGGCTTGATGTTGAACGACTTGCCATAGGACATTTTGTACAGGTCGTGGCCGGCGCGGATCGGCTCGCCCTTGCCGTCGAGCGCCAGTTCCGGCGCGCGGTTGGCGCGGCACAGCGCGAAGTACTCCGGGCCGGTGAGCCACTTGCCGTCGGCGGCCTGCACGGTGTCGAAGTCGGCGAACGCTTTCAACTTCCACGCCTCGCCGGCCAACCACGCCTGCACCCGGCCCTCGATGTTCGACAAGTCGGCGACGACCAGCTTGCGCCCGGGCGGCGCCGCGATGCAACCGCGAATTGCGCTGGTGGTCAACCACATGACGTCGCTAAAGAGCACGCCGGCCGTGCCGTCCTTCAGCGCCTCGATGCCCATCTCGATCTGGTCCTCGGGCATTAAGTTGCGACTGGGCAAATTTTGGGGCTGGAACAGGCGGCCAGCCCAGCGCCCGGTGCGCGAGGCGCCGCAGAACTGCAGCAGGCCGCGCAGCCGGCTGTCGCTGCTGGTGCCGTTGATCAGCGTCTTGTACTTGCTGGTGCTGGTGGTCGCGGTGGACAAGCGCACGCGCAGCAGTTCCTTCAAGCCCTCGGGCAGTTCGGGATCGGCGATGCGCCGCTCCAATGTGGCCTTCTGCATGTCGGGCAGATCAACGCCGTACGCTTCGAGGATATGCAGCAGCAGCTTGTCCACGCGCGTGGCAGTCTCCACCTGGCCCCCGGTCAAGTCGAGCGTGCGGCCGCGCAGTATCTCCTGTTCCTCGTCGACGGCGGCCAGAGCGCCGTGGGCCAGGTCCAGGTCGATGTAGACGCCCCGGTCGTTGATCTTCTGGTCCAGGTGCCATAGCGCCAGCTCGTCGCCCTGATAGTTCCACTTCGGCAGGCGGCGTCGCACCTCGCGCATGGCCTCGATGTCGCCGCCGGCGTAGGACTTGAACTGCTCCCACTGCACCGGGTGCGTGGCGCGCGTGGCGCGGCCCACCCAGCCCTCGCTCGCGGCCAGCTTCGCCGCGTCGTATTCGGCCTTGCTGGCAAAGTCCTTGCGCGCGTGCGGGAATCGGAACGGCGTCGGCTTGCAGAAGAGGTGAATCAGCTGCTTGCCGGCCTTGTCCTTCGCCTTGTCGGCCGGCACACCCAGCACCTCGCACAGCGTCCCCAGCGCGCCGGGCAGGCCGTGGGCCAGGGCTTGCACCATGGTGTCGCGCCAGCGCAGCACCGACGGGCAGAAGTCGCCCAGCGCGTGGCGCATCACGGTGCGGTCGAACCCGCTATTGTGCGCGACGATCTCCACGTCCGGATCGTTGACGGCGGCGATCAGGCGCGCCGGCGCCGCCGGGTCGTTGGCGCAGTCCCACACCTGCGCCGGTTCGTCGTCGATGGCCCATGCCCACAGCAGGATCTCGGCCTGCTCGGCGTAGCGGTGGGTGCCGTGGGTGATCGGCGTCGGGGAGAAGGTCTCGAAGTCGAGCCAAAGGGTTTTCACGTTAGATCCTCAAAATCGTTGATAGGGCTGCACTCGTGGCGCTGACCGTCGCCGCCGGTGGGTTGCCACTTTCCGCTGACAACGAACCACACGAAGCGGGCGCCGCACTTGTCGCAAAGCCCGGTGCTCGGCGGCTTCTGCGCCGCTCGGACGCGGTACGGATCGCCGCACGGAAAATACCTACCGCCTTCCTCTTGCAGTTCGTTGTAGTAGTCGGCCATGTCACCCATGATCTAAATCCTCAAAATCGTTAATCGGGCCGCACTTCGCAACGGCAGCGCGGCACACGTCGCTGGCGGCGCAGACGGCCACCACGCGCTGGCACATGGCCACGTCGAACAGCACCATGTGGCAGGCGGACACCGGCAGGTGCAACTGGATCGCCAGCCAGTCATAGGCCGAGCGCCGCGACATGGTGCCGGACTTCCACAGCGGGTCGAATGCGCCATGGGCATCGATTCGGGCGCGGGCCAGTGCGCTGCCGCGCTCGGCCTTCAACGCCTTGCGGTCGAGGTAGGCTTCGGGCGGTACGTGCATAGCACGCCGGTCAGCCTGTCGCACCTCGGCTTGCTTCTTCGGGCTGCGGTTGCCGAAGAACCGGCGCCGGCTGGTGCCGATGTGCTTGTCCTCGTGGTCGTCGAAGTAGGTCATGGCATGGTCTTCGGGTTGAGCACGGCGCGCACAGCTTCGGCGCATTGCAGGTGCCATTCCAGAATCTCGACATGCCTCCGGTTGCGGTGGCGCAGCGACTCCATGGCGTCGGCCTTCGACAGGTGCCCTAGGCGCTTGCCTTTGCCGCCGTCCAGGCTAACCCAGCGCAGCGTCGGCTTATCGTACCAATACGGGTCTTGAGTCACCCAGGCGCCACAACGCGTGAAGCGCACGGCGCGGTAGCGGGTGAAAGAGAACTGCACGCGCAGATTGCCGCTTCCCTCGTATTCGTTGTACGCCCGAGCGGTGGCGCGGTACAGGAACAAGACCGGGCCGCAGATGCCGAAGTCGCCGCCGTAGACGTGCATGTCTTCGATTGGCGGCACGACGGCCGGCACCGGCTTTAGATCGGTCAAGAATTCACTTAGGTCGATATTCATGGGGCACGTCCTCATGCGCAACGCCACGGGCGCGCGCCTGGTTGTAAATGCCGTGCGGGTGTTGGTCGCACGACGGGTGGGTGATGCGGTGCGGGAACGGTTCGTTGTCCCGTCCCAGCGGGCCGCCACAGTGACACAGCCCGCGCTTGTTGTAGGCCCGCTGCTCGATCCGCCAGCCCTTGCGCGAGCCGCACGCCGCGCACACCGGGACGACCTTGTAGTCGTCGGGGTGGGTGCGCGACACGCGGCGGTGGCGGCATTGGCCATTGCGGCAGCGGATCGAGTAGGTGGTCATAGGGCCGGAATGAAACCTGGATCCGGGGCCTTCCAGCCTTGCGCTACCAGCCACGCGTGGTAATCCTTGAGGATCCACATTGCGACGGTGGCCTCGTCGTCCGCGTGTTCGTCATCGTCGTGCGGCTCGCCGATGTAGTTGCGCACGATGTCGCGCATCTTCATGGCTGGCGGGGTGTTTACGGTGCCGAGCACCTTGGTGCTGCCGTCCGGCGCGCTGCCGAGCAGGGTTACGCGTTCTTCCATATCGTTCTCCAGAAAATGCCCGGCGCGAGCCGGGCGGTGGGTTTAGACCAGATCGTCGGCGTCGGCGCCTTCGATGATGTCGAAGTCGGTTTCCTTGGCCGGCGAGCCGCCGCCGAACGCGTCGCCTTTCTTGACGAACTGGACGCCGCCCAGCGAGAAGCTGACACCCTGGCCCGGCTTGTCGTAGCAGAACACCTCGACCGATGCGTTGACGTAGCAACCGGCGTACACCACGCCGTCGGCTTCGGCCACCGCCGAGCGGTCACGGTCGATGACCAGTGGGCGGGTGGTGTTCTTGGCCGTCAGCGCCATCATGCCCTCGTAGCCGTCATAGGTCTTGGTGTCGCCATCGGCGTAGCCGAAGCGGTTGGTGTTGCCCCGGATACCGTCGAGGATCTTCGGCGCCTTGGTCGCGCCCCATTTCAGCGCCGCCGTTTCCGAGATCGCCTTCTGGACGGCCTTGTCGTTGTCGCTGCCCTTCTCGATCAGAAAGGTGGCTTTGAACTTCGGCTCGTCGCCGGCCTGGAACGGCTCGGCTTTGAACAGACCAGGGAAGGACAGGCGGACGTTTTGCAGTTTGATTTTCATGGTATTTCTTTCTATTAAGTTTAGAGTAAATCGGACAGGTCGTCCGTGTCGGGCAATGCTTCAAAATCGTCGGCCACCGGGGTGATCGCCACCGCTGGTCGTTTGTCGGCCGCTGGCGCCACGGACAGGCCGCCCTCGCTGCGGGTGATGAGCGCCTGCAGCTTCGGCCATTGCTTCTTACCGATGATGCCGTCGGCGTACAGCTTCTCGGCCGTGGTAGGGCTGATCAGGGTCCAGTCGTACATCACGTCTTGCTTCAGGCGCATCGACTTCATCATCTTTTCGGCCTCGGCGGCATCCGAGAACTTGCGAATACCCTCGCGGCCCTTGACCAGCTTGAAGCCGGGCACCGCGCCGCCGGCCAGCATGCGCCGCTCCAGCTCAGCGCGCACCGCCTTGGCCCAGCCTTCGACCAGGTCGATGGCCTCGCCCAAGAGGCCCAGCTGTTCGTCGCTGGCGCTGGCCAGGCGCGCCTCGGGATTCTCCAAGGCCGGGCGCAGGGTGGGCTTTTTGACGATGAAGATTGGCTCTTGGATATCACCGATCTTATTCGTCGGCTCGGGGTCGAAGTCCACCTTGCCCGGCGCCACACCGTGCGCCGCCGCGATGATCTTCTCGGCGTCGATGATGGACACCGCGATCTCGCCTTTGCCCAGTGCGATGAGGTTCTCGACCACAGGGATCGGAACATCGACAATGTCATCACCGAAGCCGGGTAGCTCCTCGGTCAACACCTCGAAGTCCCCCGCCACCGTCGTCAGCACCTGGTCGCGCAGCGCAGGGCAAGTCGCCTTGGCTTTGCAGAACCGGCACTGGTCAGGGCCTGGATTCAGGAACTCAGGCAAAACTAGTTTCGGGTGTTCGGCCAGTTCCAGCGCCAGCTTGCCGGCGGCGATCGCCCGCTGCTCGAATGCCCGCAGGTGCTCGACGCTGCACGTCCAGCTGTCGACGTGGTTGATGCGCGGCTGGTCGATGGTGATCTCGACTCCCTCGATATCGCCCAGCAGATCGAACTCGTCGAGAGCACCTAAGGCGTACAGCATGCCCTGCTCGTTTTCCTCCGCGAACACCTGCACGCCCCGGCCGTATTTGAGATCCCGGATCTTAAACTTCTTCGGGAAGACGATCACCACGTCCGAGGTGCCGAACTGGTCCGGGATCACGCCGCCGAAAATCGGCAGACGCTGCTCGACGTGCAGCTCGCCGCCCTGCGCCGCTTCGCGCACCGCGTCGATGTACTTCTGCACCTCGCGGCACATGTCGGCGTCGGCTTTAAAGCATCGCTCACCCTGGATGATATCGCCCATCCAGCAGGTCTTATCCGGGCCGACGTCGATCATTCGACCCAAGAAGAACTTCGCATCGTGCTCGCCCTCCAGGCACTCGGATGCCAGGAAGTGCGCGGCGGTGCCCTCGTCGGCAAACTCGCTGCCCTTGTCGGGGATGCCGGCTTCCATGGCCAGCGAGCCGGCGCACGACAGCCATCTTTTCGCGCCGCTCGGGGAGAGTTTGGCGTGTGCGGCGCGGCGCGGTTCTTCCAGGCTGATCTGCCCCGAGGCGAGCGCGGCCAGCTTCTCGCGCTCGTCCGGTCCGATCAGCGGATGAAGTTTGGCCGTCACGATCAGCCCCGCGCGGCCAGGATCTTGTCGCAGGCGGCGACGACGGCGCCGAACTTGTCCGCCGGCAGCTGGTCGGCCTTGGCGTAGGTCAGTTCCTTGCCGACGCCGAACGAGGCCAGTAGGTCGACCATTTCCTGCTTGTTCTTGCCCACCGACACCAGCTTAGGTTTGACGTCCTTTTCGTAGTCCAGCGGGGTGGAGTCGGCCAGCGGGTCGTCTTCCTCGACGACCGGCGCGGCGGCCGCTTCCTTGGTTTTCTTCGCTTCGTCCAGGGCCTGCTGGATAGCGGCCTTCGCGGTGGTCGGCTTGCGGTCGGCTTCGACAGCGGCCATGACCTTCTTCTGCTCGGCCTTGGCGTCGGTTTCCACCTTGGTGACGGCCTTTTCCAGTTCGGCAGCTTTGGCTTCCGAGGCCAGTTTCTTTTCAAAGGCGACGGCTTCTTGCTCCATGTCATATTTCCGCTGTTCGGCGGTGCTGGCGCCTGCGGTCTTGTCGGCGGCGTAGCGGATCGCGGCGGCCAGTTCCAGGATTGCGTTCTCAATGCTCATAGGATTATTCCTTGTGGGTTGTAGGTTTTGTCCGAATCGACAGGGAGAATGATTACACATGCTTTTGCGTTACGCAAGCAATTTATTGCGAATATATTTTGCTTGCGTAAAGTAGCTGTCTGGTTTATGCTGGCGCTTGTCAGTGAAAGGAACCTCGATGGCGATCAAGCAGGGCGCGTATTACAACGAATTCAACCCTTATATGGCTCAGTGGTTGAGAAATTTAATCAAGGCTGGGCACATAGCACCCGGCGATGTAGACGAAAGGAGTATCACCGATGTCTCACCCGATGATCTGCGAGGATACCGGCAAGTGCACCTGTTCGCTGGGCTTGGGGGCTGGAGTCTCGCTCTGCGATCTGCTGGGGTGCGAGACGACGAAGACGTCTGGTCCGCAAGTTTCCCATGCCAGCCTTTCAGCGCAGCAGGCGCTGGAAAAGGGTTTGCTGACGAGCGACATCTTTACCCCCACGGGTATTGGCTCATCAGCCAGTGTCGCCCTCGAAGGATTGTTGGTGAGCAGGTTGCAAGCAAGGACGCAGAACCTTGGCTCGACGTTGTACAAGCTAGTCTGGAAAGACTGGGCTATGCCTTCGGGGCGGTCGCGTTTCCGTCTGCGGGCGTCGGTGCTCCGCACATCCGAGACCGCACGTACTGGGTGGCCGACGCCAGCGGCGGCGAATGGGGCTGGGGGTCAGACGATGGCGCACTGCTCGGCGACGGGCCGGCGCGAGGACGGCACCAAGTCGCAGGTTACGCTCAACGGCGTGGCGACGCTGGCCGGCTGGCCGACGCCGGACACGACCATGATGCAGGCCAAGGCAAAGCCGCCAGTGTTGGGCAACCGCAAGCCGACCGACCCGCAGATCAGCCTGGCCGACGTGGCGCACCACCTGGCGGGCTGGTTGACGGTTTCTGGCGAGATGCTGACTGGCTCGGATGCCGGGATGGAAAGTGGCGGCCAGTTGAACCCGGCACATTCCCGCTGGTTGATGGGTCTGCCGGCCGAGTGGGACGAGGCCGCGCCGATTGGCATGCCCCCGCCGGTAAAGAAGGCCAAGGCCACCGCGCCGGCCGCCTCGCCGGATACGGCAACGCGATCAACATCGAAGCGGCGCGCATCTTTATCGAATGCGCCTTCGGAACTGTCCGACCTGTTGTAGAAGACCTCAGCGATTTACTTTAAAAGGAGCAACACCATGACCAAGAAACAAACCGGCCTGCAGATGGCCATCGCCCACATCGGCCGCCAGCAGGATTTCGGCCGCGCCCTCGGTGCCAGCCCGCGCACCGTTCAAGCATGGCTCGCCGCCGACGAACCAGTGCCCCGCGCCACCAGCGCGGTGGACAAGGCCGTCGAGAAGGCCGGCAGCTGGAACAAGCTGGCCGTGGCGCTGGGCGTCACCCGCCAGGCCGTGGGCCAGTGGCTGCGCCAGGGCTACGTGCCGCTGGCCCGCGCCAAGGAGATCGAAATGCAATTTGGCATCCCGCGTAACGACCTGGTGTCGCCGAAGGTGCGCAGCTCGATGGGCGTCGGGGGTGAGCTGTGACCCCGATCATCAAGCGCCTGGAACTGGTGGTCGTCCCCGCCGCACTGACAAAAGAGATGCGACTGGCCGGGGTAAAACTGCGCATGTCCCGCAACACGAGCATCGACGGGGTGTGGGCGGCAATGCTCGCCGCCGCGCCGGCTGCTGCTGCTCCGGCATCGGGCACTGAGGCGGCGTTGCAATATCTGGTGGAATGCCTTCGCGACGAGGATGAAGGGCAGTTCTCATGTTCAAAGCTGGTCCGCTACGCATTCGAGGGCTACGAAAAAGCCCTGGAGGATGCAAAATGAAAACCCAGCCCCCACTCGTCATCCCCCGCCTGATCCCGTTGCGCACGGCAGGCAACCCCACGCCGGCGCGCCTGGTGGCCGCTGTGCGCTGGGACTATGAAGTCGGCCTGCTCTCCGTCGCCCAGTGCGCGGAGCGTTACAGCACCCTGCTCGGCAAGCAAGTCGTCTACGATATCTGCGCTGGCCGCATCCACTCTGACGTCAAGGCGTCGCGTTTGAAATTACTTTGGAGATAATTATGAAGACTTGGCGAATTCCGTTTAGCCGCATCAAAAACGCCTGGCTGCGCAGGGGGCTTATGCTCGCGGCTTACTTTCCCATGCTGCTCGGCAACTGGCTGCTTATTCTTTGGGCTGGGGCCAAAGCCTTGATGGTTCTGCCAGTGCTTATCCTGTTGCAGGCCGTCGCCGCACCAGTGCGGCTGCTGGATAATTTCAACGAAGCTTGGCACGGTCGTGGCCCTGGCGCTGAAGGAGAAAAACCATGATGCGAATTAAACTATTCGGCCTGTTCATCGCCTTCGCCCTGCTGGCGCTGGTGCGCCCGCGCAAGTGCCTGGAACTGTTGGAGGCGGCGGATCGGGGCGTGGCCGCCGCAGCGGACCCACTGGTCGCTAACCGACTCAAGAAGTTGGCCGAGAACAAACCGAAGGAAGTCTGCCGCCATGGCACGCCGTTCCGCTACGAGTGCGAAGAATGCGCAGAACCGACGTGCGCCCTCCCGCCACCCGGTTGGCGCTGCACGCGCGCCGCTGGGCGTGATGGGCCTTGCGCGGCGGTGGCGAAATGAGCTACGAGATCCTCCGGGGCGACTGCCTAGCGGTGCTGCGCGGTGGTGTGTGGCTATATTCATGCTACGGCTGGACCCGCGTTACGGCGGACGAACCCGGTCGGCTTGAGTCCGTGCTGTGGCTCGGCGCCCGCCCAGGCTGGCACATGGAAGACCACCGCCGTCGCTAAACCCTGATCTACCTCAAGACGCCGGCCGCGTGCCGGCGCATCATGGAACTCCGATTTATCACATGTGAGAAAAGGAGTCTCAAAGATGGAAACCCAAGCCCTCCCCGACCTGCGCCACTGCGTCAAAGCACTCTCCGGCGCCTTCGTCCTGTCCGCCCGCGCCTTGCAAACCGAGGTGGCCGTCTCGCTGCTCGTGTTCCACGAGATGGGCGGCGCCAGTCTCGACGCCAAGAAAGCGCTGCGCCAGGTCTACGCCGACGCCGGCCGGCGCGATTGCCTCACCCACGAGTCGCCCGCCTACCAGACCGTCATGCGCCGCATTGGGCGCTGCGCGGCCCTGTTCGACACCTTCGGCTTGCGCCGCATCAAGAAGGCCATTGGCGAGGCCACCGGCGCCGCAGCCATCGCCGCCCTGCAGGAGCTGATCGCCCCGCTGGAGATCGAGACCATGGACGACGTGGCGGCGCACGCCGGCCAGGGCCGCAAGGCCCCGCCACCCGCCCCGGCGGCGCCGGCCGAGTTGAAGCGGCGCGCGGTCGACGCGCCCGAGGTGGTGCACGTCAAGACGCGCCACATCGACGTCGCGGTGCCACCGGGCACCCCGGCCAAGGAGCTGACCGTGCTGGCCAACAAGCTGCTGGCGCTGGCGGGCAAGATGGAGGCGTAGTCCGGAGAGGCAAGGCCGAGCCCGCCGCGTGCGGGCTTTTTCTTTTTGTGCTTGCGCTCGTCTTGGGCGGTGGGATATGCTGACGGCAGTTCGGAATTTTCCGAATGGTTTTACCTTTGTAGTATCCCCACTGAAAGATTTACCATGACTGAGCGAAATTCCGTCCGCGCCATCACGACGCGGTATAAGGGCTACAACTTCCGTAGCCGTCTCGAGGCCCGTTGGGCTGTATTCTTTGACCACCTTAAAATCCGCTGGGAGTATGAGCCTGAGGGCTTCGAGCTGGGCAATGGCATGCGGTATTTGCCCGATTTCTGGCTGCCCGATATGGGGCTGTGGGTCGAGATCAAACCCGGTGCGCCGGACGACGCCGCAAAAGAAAAAGCTTGGCGGCTTGTCGAGAGCAGCGGGTACCCGTTGTATATGTCCAACGGTATGCCGGATGCCTTCGGAACCGTCTTTTGCACTTATCGCGGGGATTGGCTGCATCGCCATGCTTATAAATGCGTGGTCGGTTGGCACCGCTCTTTCAGTCCAACAGTCCTTGTGCAGGACGCCCTCGCGCTGAAAGAACACTGCACGGCCCCGATAGCCATCGTCGACCAGTTCGGCAATGGCGCGGCGCACATTGTAATAGGCGCTTTGAAGCCGCAGCGCGCGCCTCTCTCCGGGGTCGCGGGGGCGGCATTAAACGCGGCTCGTGGCGCCCGCTTCGAGTTCGGCGAGAAAGGCGGTGCCGCATGAGCGCCGTTCTGGAAACCGTCGATCTGTCATTGCTCGCGCGCAAATACGTCAAAAACGGGTGGGCGCTGGTACCTATCTCAGGCGGCACCAAAGAGCCGACATCGAAGGCCTGGAACGTCAAAGCCAACTGCGTGACCACTGAGGCCGATTGCCGCCGCATCCGCGCCAATGTCGGGCTGGCACATGCGTACAGCCGTACTTGCGTGCTGGACTTTGATGATTTTGAAAAGTCCGTTGGGTGGCTCGCCAAGCACGGCATCGCCATGGCCGATCTGTGGGACTCCCTGGACGCGGTGAAGATCAGCAGCGGGAGGCCGAATCGCGGCAAGCTGTTGTACCGCCTGCCGGCCGGCGTGGCACCGCTGGTGTCCTATCACGACAACGAAACGGGCATTGAACTGCGGTGCGCGACCGCGACCGGAAAGACCGATCAGGATCTACTGCCTCCTTCCATACACCCCGAGACCGGCCGGCCGTACGAGTGGATTTTCGACGACATGCTTGGCCATTGGAGCAATCCGCCCGAGCTACCGGCCGCCGTGTTGGCGCTGTGGCGCTCGCTGGCGCCGCGCCGCGTGGATTCTACAAGCGTATCGGGGGAAGGCGATCGAGAGGCCGCGCTGGCTGTCTTGGCGGACTTCGACCCGGACATGAGCTACCACCCATGGATACACGTCGGCATGGCTTTGCACCACGAGTTCGAGGGTGGGTATGAAGGCTTGGAACTGTGGGACGAATGGTCCGCCGCCGGCACAGAGTATAAAGGGCTGGAAGACCTGGAAAAGCACTGGATCACCTTCGACAACCACAAGGAAGGTGGGCTCCACACACTGGACACGCTGCGCGCCAAAGTGCGCAACAAGCCGGCTACGTTGGACGAGTTCCAGGACGAGGTGGAAAAGCAACTTGCCATAGCCGAGGCGGCCGCTGCGCCTGTCGTGGATGCGGCGCCGGTGGCCGATGATGCTTCGGGCGAGGGCGTCGTCGGCCGTGACTTGGCGCCGATCGCCAGCGAAAAGCCGATGTTCCAGTTCCAAAGCCTGGACGATTTCATGAAGCGGCCGGCGCCGCAATGGATTATCAAGGGCTTCCTGCCGAGGGCGGCGCTGGGCGTGCTCTACGGCGCCAGCGGCTCAGGCAAGAGCTTCCTCGCGCTGGACATGGCCATAAGCGTGGCGCGCGGTGAGAATTGGCGGGGCGCGCGCACTAAGCAAGGCGCGGTGGGCTATATCGTTGCCGAGGGCGCGGGGGGCTTCACGTCCCGCGTGCAAGCCTATTGCACGGCGAACGACATCGCGCCGGCCGAGATCCCACTCAAGATGCTGGGCGGTGCGCCGAACCTCATGCTGCACAAGGTGGCGGCCGGCCTGGCGGCGGCGCTGATCATGTGCGGGCCGCTGTCGGTGGTGTTCGTGGACACCTACGCGCGCGTGATGGGCGGCGGCAATGAGAACGAGGCGAAGGACACCAACACCATCGTGGCGAACTGCGCGCTGATCCATGAGCTGACCGGCGCCTTGGTGGTGCTGATCCACCACAGCGGCAAGGACGCGGCCAAGGGCGCGCGCGGCAGTGGCGCACTGAAGGCGGCGGCCGACGTGGAGCTGGAGGTGGTGCGCCTGAAGGATTACCGGGCGCTGACCGTCAGCAAGATGAAGGACGCGGACGACGGCGGCGAGTACCATTTCAAGCTGGCCAACGTGGCGATCGGCGAGGACGAGGACGGCGAAGAACTGACCTCCTGCGTGGTCGAGCACATCGCGCCAGTGCCGATACATGAGCGCAGGGGCATCGTATCGGGCAAGGTGGAGAAGGCCGCTTTCGACTATCTGATCGCCAATGTCGACCTCGGCGCCGAAAGCGTCAAGACCGATGTGCTGCTTTCCGAGGTCGCCGCGACCATGGATTACGACCATACCAAGGGCAAAAAGGACCGACGCAAAGAGCTGGTCAAGCAGGCTTTGCGCTCGCTGGATACCAAAAAACTGATCGAATTTACCGATGAATTTGTCCGTCTGCCCAAAAACAACGTGCAAATTATTGCAGATGTGTAGGTACATTTGTACATAGCAGGTACATTTAAGGTACATAGATGTACAGCGGTAAAGTACATTTGGTACATAGCTATCTATAGATAGCTATGTACTATGTACCGGCAAAGTGGATGGCTCAAACCAAAGACGTAAATTTTTACAAGGACAACAGAACATGGCCTGGTCAAAGGAAAGTCGGCAGTCGCGCGGTTACGGCTCGGCATGGGAGAAGGTCCGGGCCGAGGTGCTGGCCCGAGACATGGGCATGTGCCAGGTGTGCAAGGCCGAGGGCCGGGTGACAGCGGGCCGCGAGGTGGACCACATCGTCAGCAAAGCGAAGGCCGGACAGATGGGGTGGCGCGATGACCAGATCGACGACCCCAAGAATCTCCAGACAATTTGCCACACGCATCATCTTATAAAAACTGCAACAGAGAATGGCCGCACCTACCGGCCCAAGGTGCAGATTGGCCTGGACGGGTGGCCGGTGGAGTGACAATTCGCTAGATTCATCCGCGTTTCCCAAGGTAAAATTCGTCTGCCCCTCCCGCTAACCCTCCACCACCAGCGAGGCGCACCATGGCAGACGAACTCCCCGATAAAATCACTTTTGGCATTGGCGCCGGTCGCACCCGGAGTCTGGTCCTCTTGGCTGACGGCACCTACGCCGACCGCACGGCCCCGGCCGCTGGCGCTGGCCTCATCACCGAGTCCACCGGCCAGGTGATGTTCGACCTTGGCTCGCTGCCCTGCAAACCGAAGTACGACACCGACGGCAACCAGATCGCGATCACCTACGGCCCGGACCAGAAGGGCCGCTTTGTCCGGCAGACCTCGACGTGGGCCGCGAACAACGTGTGGATGGGCGACTCGGCGTGGTCCCTGGTGGCCGGATTGGACGCGCCATGAACCTCGACGAGAACCTGTTTTACAAAAAGATCCTGATGCGCATCCGCAAGGAGCTGCCGGCCGGGAATGGGGCCGCAGGAGCGACCGGAGCCACCGGGCCGGTAGGTAGCCAAGGACCACAAGGCGATCGCGGCGTGGCGGGGCCATCCGGGCCGCAGGGATCGACCGGCGCTGTTGGTGCGCAAGGCCCGATTGGCTTGACGGGTGCTGCAGGTGCGCAAGGCGTGAAGGGCGACACAGGGGCAACCGGTCCGCAAGGGCCTATCGGGCTGACTGGCGTTCAAGGCCCGCAGGGCGTTGCTGGCCCCACGGGTGCGACAGGTACGGCCGGCGCCCAAGGTGCAACTGGCCCCGCAGGCGCGGATGCCAAGCGCATTGACACCTACACGGGCACCACCGACGCCAACGGGCTGATGACGATCACCTACTCGTCGGCCTTTGCGGCGATCCCCAGCGTCCAGCCCGAGCCGCCCACCGCTAGCAACCAGGTGTGGGTGAGGGTGACCAGCACCACCACGGGCTGTTCGTTGCGCCTGGTGCAGCGCGCAGCGGCCACCGTGCTGGGCCTGGAGGTGCTGCTGGCGGGCACCACGAACGTGGCCGGCGCGCCCGCACGGGTGGTTGTGGTCGCTGCGTGATGGTGGTATGCTTGGCACAGGTCGGCGCCTTCGGGATGTCGGTCCTTTTCGCGTAGGGCCTGGGAAGCGGGGGCCTGAACCCGGCCCCTGACCAAGGGCCACATGCCAACGTCGTGAGACGCAGCCACCATCCCGGTGCCAGACCCTCCCAAGGATGAACACCATGAGCGACCACATCAACCAGCACATCGCCGCGCTACTGGCACAGGCCGACGACCTGACAGGCCAAGCCCTGGCGCACACCCGCAACGCGGCACACGCGCTCTCACGCGCCCAGGTGGCCCGTGAGACGGCCGCAGACCTCAAGGCTATGCTGGACGTGCCCGCGCCGCCGGCGTTCGACTACAGGGCTGTAGAGACGGCCCAGCGCGATCCACACGCCCGCGAAGTCCAACACATCGACACCCCCGACGAAGAACCCGCCGGCATTCCCCCGCATGTGTGGCTGTACCGCAACATGCTCACCGACCTGCAGGCCCTGGCGCCGCTCGGCCGCGACGACACCAACGGGCAGTACGCGGTGGCGATCGATCAGCTGACCGACGAGCAGCGGGCGATTCCTCATGTGTCGAAGCAAGTGTCCGCTTACCTCTTTGAGACGGCACGGGACTACGCGGCCGGCTGCGTGCTCGAAGAAAATGGTATCGTTCGTCGCGAGGGGCAATAATGTTTTCCATGCTGACCAATCTGACAAAGGCCGCAGTGGCAGTGGCGGTGGCCCCCGTGGCTCTCGTGGTCGATATCGTCACGCTGCCTGATAGCGCGTCGAGCTACAACAAAGGGCCGTTTGACCGAACGGCCAAGGTACTGGGCGCTGCCGGCGACGCGGTGTCCAAGGCGATCAAACCGGAATGACCTGAAAATTTTTACAGACCCCAGGGGCGGAGCGGAAGTCTGGCGTTCCGCGCCTAGCAAGGAC